TCGACGGGGTACTGATACTCATAGGCCCAGGGCGGAGCAGGCTGCCCCTTCTGCCAAAGCTGCGTGCCAGCGGTTGTATTCTCTGGCGTTCCTGGCGCAGCGGTGATCAGATTAAGGTTGGCAAAGTTGAAAGCGCAGTCCCATGGAGCCATCCTCAGCAGATCATCTCGAAGCTGATCAATCACCAAGCTCGCCTGGATAGCTTCGTTCGACTGCTCTGATAGGGACGAGATATTCGTCCTCGTCCCTATCAGTTGCAGAGCCCGATTAGTTACATCGGTCTCGGTAGTCATTTAATGGCGTCCTTGAGTTCCGCAGTTGCCACAGTTATCGCCGTGCAATCCCGGGGACTTCGAGTCACCAATATTGCTAGGGCCAACAGGTGAGGAATAGTTATGCACATCCCTCGGCTCCTGCTTCCCACCATTGGTCGCTCGCGGCTTCTGGTTCGCCGGGCTATCAGGGCCGTAGTCAGAAAGGATATCTCGCATTTAGGCTCTCCGTCCGTTAGAGGTTATAGGCTCAGGAATAGGCACAGCTTCAGTAATCTCTTCCTCGGGCTCTTCCTCAGTCTCAGCAACTGGCTCAGGCTCAGCCACAGGCTTAAGCCCAAGCTCAGTATCAATATCCTTCAACCTCGACAACACCGCACCGCGGATATTGTTGAGATTGGGATGATCTTGCAGATGATCTGCAATCTGTAGAAGTTCCCAGATTTCCTGATTCATTTGTGCTTTCCTTGCGAACCTGAATGATGCACAGTGCACTTCTCCATTGGCGCATGAAGTCCTCGCCCCTCATACATCGGAACCGCTCCAGTTCTCGACGTATCGCCCATATCAGCATGGTTCCCCATCATCTCGCCAAGTTGGCCAGGATAATGAGGATTGATCGCCGTTGACCTCGGCTCGATTTTAGTCGAACCTACATTGCTATGGTCTGCTCGTCCTTGTTTCATGACTTCTCCTTCGGTGCTGCTAACCGCCGAGTGTGATCCCAACGGTTCTCTGGATCATCCGCCATCTTACGGCGGACCTGCTCAAACACTCCACCATCAAGATGGAGTTCATTAAGAAGCTGTCGATATCGATCGTCGCAACGCTGAAGTTCATGTTTAAGATGTTCGGGGATTGGATGGCCAAGTTCTTCATACATGAACTTTACGTCATGAACATCATGCATATAGTTCATGAATCGCCGCATCTTCTCAGGGATTTCTGACTCTGCATCGCGAATAGAGGTAACAACAGATACTAAAAGCTGACGAATCGTTGCCATCTCCTGACGTAGATTTTTAAATTCTGCAAGCAAGGCATCGTCTACCGCCATTACTTCTTCCTCTTCTTTCGAAGTATCCCGGTCCTGACATCAGCTTGATTGAATTCCTTCCCTACAGCCTGTGGCACGCCGACCTTTTTAGCAAATTTAGGATTGTGGGCTACCGCCGCCATAAGCTTTGCTTGGGGTTTTGATGTACTAGGCATAGTTAGGGTGCATTCTTTATAAGAGCATAGTTGTAGGTTGAAGTATCAGTGGCCCCACAGAGAACCTGAAAGCTTGTCGCAGCTGTCACTGCCTTCGTTGCCGGCGGTGTTGTAATTGTTCCACCTAAAGTATTTAAGCTAATTGCAATTACATCTGTAATCGCTATATTGGTATTGCTAATGGTAATCGTCCCGCCACCAGTACAAACAAACGTACCAACTGCGCCGTTCGCTCCTTGTTTTAGCACCAAGGTTTTGCCTAAAGTTTTGCTTGATATATTACCGCCTGTAAATTCTGCATTACCAACAGGATCAATACGAAGTTTCAAAGCTCCTTCAGTATAGAAGCCGGCGCTGGTACCAGCGCCCTGGGCACTTAAGAATACGTTTCCGGCTCCATCAGCACCATACTTTACATCAGTACCCGATGCATCCGATACAATATAGGCTGTTACACCAGGAGCGCCAGTATTTTGAACGCGCGCCAAGTCCCCTGCCGCAGTTGAGACGATGTGCAATGGATTGGTTGGCGCCGCTGTTCCAATGCCAAGGCGGAAGTTTGTGTTGTCGAAAAACAGCTTACTATTGTTCTGTATGAAGATGCCACTGGCTCCAATGAATGGTACCGAGCCCTGTGTCATCACGATAGAAGTTCCAGTACCACCTTGCCCTGGCTGGGCTATTCCAGCGATATTCGAGAATGCAATCTGCGATCCCGCGATGTAGATCGGTCCCGTCAGATTGATCGTGCCAGCGCCCTTGCCGCCGCCAGACACCGCCTTGGGAATCATAAGACCGAGACTTGGATCCATGAAGAACTGATCATTCAGCGAGAACGTCCCATTGCTTCCAAACAGTCCATAGCGGGTGCTGGCCGACAGGATCGAAACCGGCGTTGCGGCAGAGAACTGATTGCCAAATAAGACGTTGTTTGCAACGGATGACGTAAGCTCGTTGTAGCCGATGGTCTGCGTTCCGCCGCCGGTATCAAAAGTGTTATTACCGGCAAGGTAGTTATTGCTGCCGTTTTGCCCGGGCGTCGCATTTGCAAACACCGCATTGAATGCCATATGGTTTTGAACTGGACCGGTTATCTGCGTTCCGTTGTTGTAGATCGTGTTTCCAGAATAAATGGAGTTGCTTGAGAAGATCGATACGCCGGCTCCCGCATTGTTATAGATGACATTGTTTGCTACGGTGTGGTCTAGCCCCAATATCTCCATGCCGTTGACGGCCGTGCTATTGACATCTACTCCAACACCCCCGGTGATCACGTTGTTGACGATCACGTTGTTTTTGGAGGTAACCGCGGTATTAAATCCTGACCCGAAACCAGAGCCATGGATTTGGTTGCCATCGAAAATTAGCTGATCGGCATCGACAAACGCTCCAGTGTTAGAAATCCTGCAATTTCTAATGATTCCCCTGGTATTGGTCAGGACACTGGAGTTGACCAAAATGCCATAATTCTCTGTTCCTGCAGCAGCGTCTCTGTCAGTAGAACAATCTTCCAGCATCCAGTCGGTATTGGACTCAAACACGAACCCGGTAAATGTCGAGTGCGACACTCCGACACGACGCACAACGATATTGGCACCCTCGAACAGGTATAGACCAGCATGAACATTGGACGCATTGTTCACGTCGATTGTTAGGTCTTCCCACAGTGAATTCGTTAGGTTATTAAAGTTAAGTAGGCCGCCGCCACTAGTATTAATAGAAGAATCTGCTTTAATCGTTGATAGATTTTGGCCGGCACCGCGAATGCTAAAGCTGACATTAGATCGAAAGATTTGATTTTTAATCAGACAAACGCCAGAAGGTAGTTGGATAATTCCCTTGACAGCATTAGCCTGTGTTATAGCCGCGTTTATTGCAGCAGCATTGTCAAAGACCCCATCACAAACTGCGCCAGCCACTGGGATTATTGGAGCACTATTATTCTGCACAAAGGCAGTGCTGGCGCAAGCATTAGAGCTATCACCGACTGGACGGGTTGGGCAGGTTACAGGCTGAGCAAGAGCCGGTAGAGCAAATAGGCACAGGACAATTGCTAGAAGGAGCTTTCTCATATGTGTCTCCATTAACGGCGATGTTTAATGTCATAAAACCGTTTCATTAGTTATCTCTTTAAATATTACTGTCCATCACGGTTAGGGGGTTGGTAGTACCTACTGCGGCTATAGCTTGCCAAGCAGTTTGGCATTCGCCGGTGATCTGTAGAGTACCGCCATTGGCGTAAACGCGGAAGGTTCCGCCGAGAGCAGCAAGGGTTGGCGTCAAGGCTACCGCTTGACCAGCAGAGTTCAGCGCTGTAGTCGGCGAGACGAAGATATCTTGCGTACCCGGATTATGGAATACAATAGAGTTTCGGCTCGGGTTTGTTGGTGCTACCTGAACATTGTTGGCGTTGGTGATATTGTTATATGGATAGACCTTCCCGCCAGAGGCAGAAGACATTGCCCCTGGTGCGCCGGGTGTGGTTTGGATAATGCCCATTTAGGCCCGCCTAGCAGGCTTCTCAGCCTCAAGTTCGGCATTGCGAGCCATAAGCAAAGCCATTTGCTGTTGAAGCTTGTCGAACTCTTCGCGAGAGACGGAGCTAGCCGAGACAGCCGCAGGTGTTCCAGCCATAATCAAGCCCTGAATCTGCTTCTCAAACGCGGCAACTAGTTGGTCGCCATAACCAACGCCGGAGTCAGGCTTAATGAGCCAGAATGGCCGGCGAGCTTCGCTAAGAGCCTCTGCCTCATCATCCAATGGCTCCATATCTGGGGTGGGATCGCCAAGAAAGACAAAATCCCCCTTCCTATCACTCCCCTCATACGCAACGATCACCTCGCCGTCACGGTTCTGGCAAGCAGGGTCTTCGGGATGGAGCCAAAGAGGGACGGGATAGACTTTGCGAACTTGTCTTCCAGTCTCTCGAGAGGTTTCCTTCTGTTCCCATTCCGTTCCGGGGACGTTGAGGTAATGAGCGGCGGTTAGTTTCCAACGAGCCATTTTAGCCTCCTAGTTGTGGGTGTATACACGAATATAGTCTACTAATAGATTTGCTGGGCTAGTAGTTCCAGGGCATGTTGGAGCATTGGAGCATGCTTGGTCTACCAAAACATACATTGGTGTCTTTAGTTCGGTTGGAGTTGCAAATCGCTGAATTGGATAACGATCGAAGTAGATAGTTGTGAAGTCTGCTTCGATATCTACCCCATACAAATGGTATCCGGTAATCATCTCGCCAGCCATAGCTGCGTATTCCACAGCGACTGGGGTAGGGCTGATCCAATGGTGATAGACGCTGTTTAGCTGACTTGGTTTGAAGTTGCCAAACTGTTCTAAGACATCAACCTCTACATCGTCACATGTGCCTGGAAAGGGGATGTGACAAGCGGCTAGGAGCCACGCTGCTGGCCAATTGCCTCCAGCTACTGGCGATAGCTGCATCTTCCATTCGAAGTAGCCGTACTGCTGAGTGAAACCGACACCAGTATTATCTATGCTGCTAAGAATGCCGCCTTCCCATGTGCCGGATACCAGCACTAGCGGGATCGTAAGAACGCCACCCGCAACTGAGAAGTTGTTGAATCCAACCTGTCCGAAGTCCTGGCCGTCCGGCTTGTGGCAGTACCACGTTGATGGGGACTTAGGTGACGTGCAGCTGACCGATAGTGAGTTGAAATCATCCGAGAAGGTCAACGTGTATTGCGTGATGTCGAGCGGGCTCGGCTGCACGCCGTCAACGCTGCCCCATGGAGAAGCAGCGGACGTAAGTCCTAACAGCAGTGACAAACTAAAAGTTATAAGCTTCATTTCCAATTCTGCACCATGTTGACGGCATCTTCGAGCATGTACCAAGGCGGCAGCGCGGTCCACCAATCGACCCCACCAAAGGTCGACATCTTGTGGGCCTCGACTTCCTTAAACAGCGCCTCGGCACGCTGCGTGTAATACGCGCACATCTCAGGCGAGAACTTGTTCAGGTTCTCGTTCTCGTCGTATCCATCATCCTCGCCCCAGTATTCCGTTTG